GCAGTTCAGATTGCCCAAGGGTTCCAAGCAGGTCACTGTCCCCAAGGTAGGACAGATGACGATGAGCGACCTTGTTGACGGTCAGGACATCATCGACGAAGAGGACATCGGGATGACCACGGTAGACCTGACAGCATCTGAGGTCGGGGCTAAGGTAATTCTCACAGACAAGCTCGTCCGACAGTCGGCTGACAACGTGTTCAGCATGATAGGGCGACAACTCGGCGATGGCATGGCACGAAAGAAGGACACAGACGTTATCGCCTTGTGGCCTAACCTCAACGGCGGAACGGTACTTGGTGCAGATGGTCGCGATATGAACACAGCCAATACCCACGCTGTTATCTCTAATGCCAAGGCGGGCAAGTTCGGGAACCAACTATATCTCATACACCATCCTAACGCAGTCGCAACGCTTTCAAAACAATCAGCAACAACTGCTGATACAGCGGCGGCAGGAGGACTTACCAGCGGATGGAGCGTGGATTTGCTACAGAACTTCTACAGCGGTCTTCGCCCGATTAACGGTGTGAGTATTTTTGAGGACGGAAACATTGACAAGGTATCTGGTGTCGATTCTGGGTACGGCGTTATCGCCGACAAGACTGCTATGGCAGCCCTGACAAGCGTAGACACACGGACAGAACGACAGAGAGATGCTTCTCTCCGAGCCACTGAGGTCGTTATGACCGCAGACTATGGTGTTTTCGAGTTGGACGACACTCGTGGCGCAGCAGTACAGTTTGAAATTGGCGATCTTGCGACGTCATAGGCAGGAGTAAATAATGGCAGGAATTACGGAACGGAATAGGCAAAAGAATGAACTGGCTAGTATCGGTTTTTCTCTGAAGTACATCGACGAGTGGCAGCCGAAGACGATCTTGTATCGCCATAAGCCTAGCTACAACGCCGATGGAGAGCTTTCGGAGGACGTTGGCTCAACGGTAAAAGGCGTACCTGGGAGCCCAGACTATGTACTGCGTAAGGCGAACATAGGACTGTTCCCGTGGATGCCAAGCGGTAGTTGTACGTGTAAGTGGTGTGTAGAACGGAGTCAGGAGAAGGAACCCGTTGCCCAGGCAGCGGGAACCGCCTCCGGGCCTGCTCTGCCACAAGGAAGAGGAAAGAGGCGAATGGGGCCTCATTTCAAATCCAGCTAGGTGTAAAGATTGCCGTGCCTAGCGATATATTAACAACGGTGGTCGCAGGACTTTGAGCCTGTAAGTTTAAGGAGGATTGATATGGCATTTCCAACGACGGTTTATTTAAGTTACGGGATGGAGAAGGTTGAGTCTTCCGAGCAGAAGCAGAAGCTCGGTACAAGGGCAGAGCTTCCTGACGGCAGGGTGTTCTACTATGCCAAGAACAGTTCTAGTGCAATTACTCCTGGTGGGAAGATTGTGGACGGCATTGCAGCCGTAGCTGCTCACGACATGGACGTTGCAGCCACGGAAGCACATTCAGTAGGAGACACGACAATCAGTCTTGAAGTTCCTACTACCGACCTCACGAAAAATCAGTATGCAGATGGATATCTTCTCATCAATGATGGCCCAGGACAGGGCGAGGTCTACAGAATCAAGTCCCATCCGAAGCATGATGCGTCTGAGGACAACACAGTCATCTTCACGATTGATGAGCCAGATGGTATACGGACAGCTTTAACCACTTCGTCCCTTTTTGGGATTTCTTACAGCCCATACAAGGATGTCAAGATCATTGACGGTGACGGAACCATGACTACTGGGCCATTGGGTGTGAACCCAATCCCCGTCACGGCTTCTTACTACTTCTGGCTACAGACCGCAGGTATTGCTTCTGTCTTGTCAGGAGCAGCGGTTGCTGTTGTCGGTGATGCTATCGGTGTAAGCCAGGCATCAGGTGAATCAGGTGCATTTGACTTGTGGGACGCTTCTTCTGAAGAGGACACACGACCCATCGGTCATGCGATGAACATCCCATCTGTTGACACTGACAACCAGATCGTGATGCTGGCAATCCGCAACTAGGAATAGGATGTAGATGAGTACTTTGTGGACACCGACGGGGGCTACTTATAATGGGGTAGCTCCCGTTGGGAGCAATATAGGAAACAAGATAGTTTCCCACGAACTAAGGGTGGAAGCCAAGGATCGTTTCGGTAAGGTACACAAGCAGATTATCCGTGTACTTGCTGATTCTGATACCTCTCAGGCTGAGGTTGAGGACATGATGGGTCATGCTACCGAGAGCTTCATTAGCGAGGTCAATGAGAAATATGACAAACGCCCCGCTACGAGTGAAGAGAGGAAGCAGATAGGAAAGGCTCTCAATGAGTTCCTCAAGTACCGCACGAAGCGTAGGGAAAGTACTTCAGGAAAAATTTATTATTAGGAAGTGGAAATGGAACTTGAAATAAAGCAAGAGGACATCCAATCGGTGATGCAGGCAAACCCAATAGTGGCTCTCCAGGTCGAGAACCAGGCTTTGAAGCGAAAGCTATCAGAGATATCCATCGCATTTGATGGAGCAATGTCAGAGAATAGGCGAATGCTTGAGGAGCTGGATAAGGCGAAGACGGGGAAGAGCCTGAAGGAGAAATAGATATGCCTAAAGTAGGTGGAAAGAAATATTCTTACACAGCAGCAGGGCGAGCTGCCGCTAAGCGCGAGTCTAAGCGCACAGGCAAGAAGATGACCGGGAACAAGAAGAAAAAGAGCGGGTACTAATATGGCACGGCAAGCCCCAAAAAGGCTTACCCCAGAACAGAAGGAGCGATTGAAAGATCCGAAGTTCGTGATCGCTCTCCGTGCCGTAAAGCCACTGCAACGTGCAAAAAAGCAAAGCAATTCCACACGAAAATAATGAGGAAGTACAATGCCAGCAATACAAGGGAGGACCCGTGAGCAACTGAGACAGCACATAGGCCGTTCACTTGGCGGTTTATATGTGTCTTCCGCATCAAGTAGCGGTAGCACCACGACGCTATTGGACAACACGCTTGTCTTGGGTGGTGCAGATAACCAGATAGGCAAGTGGGTACGATTCACAAGCGGTAGCAACGACACGTTGACGAGGCGAGTCACAGACTCTGCCATCTCAAGTAATGTTACAACGCTGACATTCATGCCGGCAGCTACGGCATCTACGGCATCAGAGTCCTACGAGCTGTGGGATGGTGCATACAACCCAGATGACATTGACGACTTCATTAACCAGTCCATTATGTCAGCGACTGGATGGGTCTATGACCCAATTGAAAACATAGAACTTCATGGAGATGGACACCAGACAAGGTTCGATATTCCATCGAATATCTCTATGATTTCCAAGGTAGAGTACCGTGACAAGGTAAGCTCCACCAGGATTCATGCCTGCGGTACGACCTTTGACGAGAAAACTGATGGGGACTTCACCCAAAGTTTAGACACAAAAGACAAGAAGCAAGGTTCCCAGGCACTGAAGATGGTGATAGCTGTTGGTGCTTCTGCAGGAGATTTCGTTACAGACAGTATTACAAGCAAGAACATCTCTGGATATGACACCATAGAGATGTGGGTGAAGAGTACCGTAGCGACCAGCTCAGGCAACCTGAAGCTTCTGCTCGATGATACAGCCTCCTGTGCAAGTCCACTGGAAACACTCAGCATTCCGGCTTTGTCTGCTGATACCTGGACTTTTGTAAGAATGTCTCTTTCAAACCCTGAGACAGATACAGCGATCATATCGGTGGGACTTGAGTACGATTCAGATCTGGGGGCTTGCACAGTGTGGATAGATGACATCGTAGCCGTAGCAAACGATACGGCTGAATGGGCCACACTGGACAGAAGAACTTGGAAGATAGATAAGGAGTCCCGTGATCTGGTTCTTATTCGTGACGGACATGAGGCAGTTGGGTATAGCCTGATAAAGATTACAGGTGGGGACAAGCCAGCGTTGCTTACATCTGACTCAACCACAACAGAGATTGATGAGGATTATATTATCGCCAATGCGATATCTCTGGCATTCCTTGCGGCATCCAGTGGACCCGGCACAGACCCTGATGCCAGAAGGCAAATTAGTGCTTTCTGGACTGACCAAGCACAACGTGCAAGGAGAGCATTCCCAATGCTTGTTAATATCAGGTCGGTAGACTGATGGCAAATTCCGTTGTTGAAGCAAATGAGATCTTTCTCAACGGCGTGTACTATCCGACTACCCGCCCGGTACGGTCTACGCTTGCGTCCATCTACCCTGGCAAGGTTGTCATTGGGGATACGACCAAGGACTCTCAGCTCCGATCATCCATCATTGCATGGTCTGACTGGCGTGGGGGTATTGGCATCAACCGCATGGAGGGAGGGGCAGAAACAAGCCGTGCGTGGTACTCAACGTGCCAGCTCCGCTACAAGAACCACCTAGTCCTTCCGGGGCTAGCAACAGAATCTTCAAGCCCTTCTCACGGACTTACTGACCCTGCGATAGGAGCGATCAACACCCTATCTGATGAGGTCTATGCCTTCTGGAACGGGTCAGTATCAGAGAGTCCCAAGCTGTTTAAGTATAACAATACAAGCGATACATGGGGGTCAGCACTCACACAGAGTGCTACTGACCAGGTAACTGACAGCGTGGTGTTTACAGATGCAGGAGGGACAACCTACCTGGTCTTTGCTCATTACGATAGCAATGGGAGTGGGTACACCTACTCATCAAATGGCTCAAGCTGGACAACAGACGCAACAGACACAAAGTTTGTGACTGTTTGGGATGAGAGGCTCTGGGGTATATCTCATGTAGGCCAGCTCTGGTATGCCACGGCCATAGGCACAGAGGTGAATGATGCCGTCTTGCCACTACCTGACGGCTCCGTCACAGCATTATTCGTGGCTCGCAATGCCCTAGGTATTCCCATTATCTACGCAGCGACTACACGAGGATTATTCGCACACAACGCTGACAATGCCATGTGGGAAAACACCCAGATGGACTTCCCTGTCCACCCGGACAATGGGAAGGGGACAATTACCTGGCGTGACTCGGTCTATATTCCTTCAGGGAATGGGATATATAAATATATCAATGGCAATAATGCAGCCGTTATCAGCATTATGGGGCCAGACAGGGATGATGGCTTGCCGTCAGACAAGCGTGGAGCCATACGGCATATGGCTGGAGCACACAACGAACTGCTTGTTGGGCTAGATGCTCGTGCAGCTCCGGCTACAATTTCATCGTCATCCATTCCTTACCAGTGGATAAGCCACCAGGGGTCAACGGTTATACCGCCGGATACGGGGTACAGCTCCATTCTTGGCTACAACGATATGGGGTGGGAAGTCAAGTGGCAGTCTGCCGAGTCAGGCAAAGGGTTTGATTCCATCCATGTATCAGACGCATATAGCAAGTATCGTGTCTGGTGGGGGCACAACGACATCGTTCACTTCATGGACTTGCCAAAGGATATTATCAATCCATCAGAAGTGAGTGAGTTTGCCTACGCATTACAGGGTATCCATGAGACTCCCTGGTTCAATGCAGGACAGAGTGAAGTTGACAAACTGGCACTCAACTTACGCATTGAGGCTCAGGATCTTACTAGCACTGAGAAGGTTAAGGTTGAGTATGCGATAGACTATGCAGAAAGCTACACAACAGCCGTCGGTACGCTAGACTCAACAGAGATGGGGGCAGCGTCTGGCACATATACCTACACCTTTGGGAGCAGTGCTGGGGTAGCCTTCAGGTCTATCAAGTTCAAGCTCACCCTTGATCGCTCAACTGCTACATCTACAGGACTAGAGAAGTTTGAGACACCAGATGTTGTGTCTCTGACTCTGGAGTTTAGAAAAAAGATTGCAGCAAAGTGGGGACATACGGTAGAAGTTGATCTAACTAATGAGTATAAAGGGAATGTTCCGAAGGACTTACGGTCCAATCTTATCTCGGCTATTGAGAGCAATACGTTAGTCGAATTTACCTTTAGGGATGACAGCGGAGGAACAAGGAACTATTATGTCGATGTAATAGGCGCTCAAGGCATTGAGTTCACAGGGTACGATGAACGAGGATCAACAACAATACAGGTCGTAGAACCATAACAGGAGTACAGGAATGAGAGTTGATTCAGGAATAACGAATGTCGGAACGGCAGGTACTGCGGTACAAGTGAGTAACGTCACGAACCGAGTGAAGTATGTGGAGTTCAAGGCGTTGGCTGGGAACTCTGGCTTGGCCTATGTTGGAGAGTCAGATGTCTCTGCAAGCAATGGCTTTGAGCTGTCCGCAGGGAATACGAAGACCATGAACTTTGGAGAGTTCGGAGGCAGTGTCCCAGCGAATGTGTTCTATGTGGACGTAGCCACGAACAATGACAAGGTTTCATGGAGTATGATTCTAGAAGGGTAGTATGACAACGCAACCACAAGTACAGGTTCCAAGCAACTGGGAAGGCTCTGTGCCTGAGTATGTAGCCTACCAAGCGTTTACTAGGCTTGGAAAAATACCCGGAGAAGACTTCAGTTACCAGTCCCCCCTTTTAGGGGGGAGACTGGACAAGGGAGGGTTTGTTATTGACTTCATGTTTATGAACCCGCCGGACTTAGGGGTCAATATACAGGGCGTTTATTACCACTACACGCAATTCCCAAACGCAGTAGAAACAAAATCACGGGATGCCCTTGCTAGGGCTAGCCTTGCCGGGCAGAACATCACGCTAGTATTCATCGACGACGATGATCTTATTAAGGATCCCCAGTATTATTGTCGAGAAGCACTTAATTATAGGGATCACTCCAGACTAGGAGGCGGGTAAATGGCTATTAACTTTGGCGGGAATGTCTATGATGATGCAGGCAATGCGGTAAGTGGAGCCAGTGTCAAGCTCCTTGAGACAGGGACAACGACACAGGAAGGCTCTACCGTTACCACGGACAGCGATGGGC